GTGGTTTTTCCCCCCTTTGCCGGGAGGTCGTCTGAGTTGAAGACATCGGTGCCGAAGTTGCCGCCGTCGGCGCGAGGGTACGGGTATTCGCACCGGATGGTCCGCCGGGAGCTCGCGCCGTTTGTGCTGGCTGGTGGTGTGAGTTGTTCGCGTTGCGGTGAGGCGATTCGGCCTGGTGAGCCGTGGCATCTGGATCACAGCGATGATCGGCAGGGGTATTTGGGGGCGGCGCATCGGCGTTGCAATATCGCGGCGGCTAGGCGGGGTGTGTGGCGGCCGGTTGATCCGCGGCCGGCGGAGCGGGGTGGTGTCGGGGTGGTTGATCCGCGGTGGCGGGTGCCGTGGCTGGATGGGTTGCGGGATGTGCCGGCGGATGCGACGTGGCCGCGGTTGATGTCGTTGCCGCATCCTCGCGCGGCGGGGTCGTTGGGCGCGGAGTTCGTTCGGTGGGCGGAGGACCGGACGGGGAAGCCGTTGCGGTGGTGGCAGCGGCTCGTCGCGGTCAGGCTGCTCGAGCATGATGATCAGGGCCGGCTGGTGTGGGAGACGCTGGTCTTGACGGTCGCTCGGCAGCTGGGGAAGTCGTGGCTTTTGCGTGAGCTTTTGTTGTGGCGGATCCATCAGGGCGGCCGGTTCGGTGAGGCGCAGGATGTTCTGCATACGGGGAAGGATCTCGCGATTTGCAAGGAGATCCAGCGGCCGGCCCGGTTGTGGGCGAAGCGGCTGCCGCGGGTGTTCAAGGTGCGGGAGGTGAACGGTCAGGAGGAGATCGAGCTGTTGGAGGACGGGAGCCGGTGGATGTTGCGGGCGAAGGAGGCTGTGTACGGGTACAGCGTGTCGTGCGCGGCGGCTGATGAGGCGTGGAAGGTGAAGCTGTCTTCGATCGATGAGGGGTTGACGCCGACGATGGTCGAGCGGGAGCAGCCGCAGCTTTTGCTTGTGTCGACGGCGCACAGGTTGGCGACGTCGTTGATGCTGGGTCGTCGCCAGGTTGCGTTGGCGGAGCTCGAGCAGGGCGACGGGGATCTGCTGATCGAGTGGTCTGCGCCTCGCGACGCGGAGATCGATGATGTGGATGGGTGGAGGTTGGCGTCGCCGCATTGGACGGCGCGGCGGGAGCGGCTGATCCGGAAGCAGCTGAACGCGGCCCGGGCCGGCGAGATGCTGGACCCGGAGGAGCCGGATCCGGTGGAGGCGTTCCGGGCGCAGTATCTGAATCAGTGGCCGCAGGCGACGGTCGCGACCGGTGAGCAGCTGCTGCCGTCGGGGTTGTGGCAGTTTTTGTGTGAGCCGGGTGTGCGCGGCACCGGCGATCTGTTTGTGGCGGTGGAGGATGATTTCGGTAACGGTGCGGCGGTCGCTGCCGCGTGCCGGCTGGACGACGGCCGGGTCGAGGTCGACGGCTGGTTGTGTCGTGATTGGGACAGCGCGATCCTGGATGTGCAACGGCTGGATGCGTTGCGGAGGATCCGGCATTTGCAGGTCGGCGCGAGCATGCTGGCGCGTGTTCCTGCCGGGACGGTGCCGGCGCCTGTTCCCGCCGGTGGGGCCGAGACCCGGTTGGGGTTGCCTCTGATCCGTGACCTGGCCGCCGGCGGTGTTCTGGTCCATGACGAGACGACGACTCAGCTTGACCAGGCGGTTGCGCAGGCGCAGGTGAGGGAGCTGTCGACCGGGATCTCGTTGGTGCCGGCCGAGAGAACGCATCTGGTGAAGGCGCTTGCGTGGGCTGTCCTCGCCGCGCACAAACCGGTTCCGGTGCCGGCGGTGTACTGAGATGGGGTTGTTCAATCGTTCGATCCGGCCGCCGGACGACATCGTCCCGAACGAGAACGACCCGGTGATGGTGCCTCCGTCGACGGTGGGGCCGGACCAGCTCGTCACGCCCGGCAACCCGGACGGGTTTCTGGTTACCGGGGATGATCCGCCGGATTGGACGCCGCCGCGGATCCGCCCGTCCGCGTGGTCGGGGTGGCCGGAGGATTGGTGGACGCCGAACTGGGGCTCGACCGATCTGCAGTCGCTGACGGATATCGCGTGGCTGTGCATCGACCGAAACGCCAGTTTGTTGTCGACGTTTCCGCCGTATCTGAAGGACGCGGCGCCGACATTGACGGCGAGCTGGCTCACCAACCCGAACCCGGACCTGTACACGTCCTGGGAGGAGTTCGCCAAGCAGCTGTTCTCGGATTACCAGGCGGTCGGTGAAGCGTTCGTGATCGTTGATTCCCGGTACGCGACCGGGCTGCCGGCGCTGTTCCATGTGGTGCCGCCGTGGACGGTCACCGCGGAGATGGACGGCGGCCTCCGCCGGTACTCGATCGGCGGCGTCGACTTCACCCGGGACATGCTGCATATCCGGTACCAGTCCTCGACCGCGGACGCGCACGGCCACGGCCCCTTGGAGGCCGGGCAGGCCAGGATCGTCGCGGCCAGGATGCTGCTGCAGTACGCGACCGGTCTGGTTACCGGCGGCGGGATCCCGACCGGGATCTTGAAGACGGATACGGAGCTGCAGCCGGAGCAGGCCGCGCTGATCAAGCAGCAGTGGATGACCGCCAGGCTGAACGGGATCGGCGAGCCGGCCGTCCTCGACGCTGGGCTGTCGTGGCAGCAGATCCAGACCAACCCGAAAGACCTGGCGCTGGTCGAGCTCGCGCAGATCAACGACTCGATGATCGCAAGGCTGCTCGGCATCCCGCCGGCGCTTGTTGGGCTGCCGTCCGGCGGCGACCCGATGACCTACTCGAACGTGACGATGTATTTCGACCAGCATTGGCGGTGGGGCCTGTCGCCGATGGCGCAGACGGTGATGAGCGCGTTGAGCGGGTTCCTGCTCCCGAGAGGGACGACGGTGGAGCTGAACCGGGACGAGTACGTCCGGTCGGAGCCGTTGCAGCGGGCGCAGACCTACCAGATCCTCGCCGGGATCGTCGACCCGGCAACCGGCCGGCAGGCGATGACCGTCGACGAGATCCGGGCTGCGGAACGATTGGATAACTCCACACCAGCTGATATCTCGTCGGGGGTGCTGAGATGACCGAGCTCGAAATCCGTGCGGCCAAGATCGACGACGTCGCGTTCCCGCAACGGCTGATCCGGCTAATCGTGATGCCGTACGACACCGAAACCCAGGTTGTCTACCAGGGCCGGATGATCACCGAGGTGTGCGCCCGCGGCGCCTACGACGGCATCGAGCGGCGCGCGAACCGTGTCCGTGTCAACCGTGACCATCAGGTGGCCCGCACGATCGGCCGCGCGACCGCGTTCCACCCGAACCATGACAAGGGGCTCGTCGCGGATCTCCGGATCGCCCCGACGCTGGAAGGCAATGAAACCCTGGCGCTGGCCGACGAGGGGATCCTGGACGCCTCCGCCGGGTTCGCAGTGATGCCCGACGGCGAAACGTGGCGGGGACGCGCCCACCGCACCCTGACGAAGCTGTGGCTGGGGCATATCGCGATGACATCTGAGCCCGCCTACGAAACCGCGAACGTCCTTGCCGTCCGGACAGCCGACGCCGGCCCGGAGCCAACCCCGGGGAGGACACCGAACCTGGACGCGTTGTGGCTGCGTCAGGCCCGGGATTTGCTCGCCGACATTGACCGTCGGTATGCTGTGAACCGCTAGAGCAGCGGAACTACCTGCCGTCGTAGACCACAGGGTGGGCCGGCAGTTGCGGGGGAAGCGCTCGAGCAAAGGGATCCCCTCCCATTGTTCGCGCAACCCAGGAGGTGTTCTGTTATGCCCCCCCGCGAAACCGACGCGCTGCTGATCCAGTACGTCAAAGAGATCGAGGAACGGCAGGCGTTCATTGACGGGCTCGTCGCCGAGCCGAAAGGCGAGAACGGCGACTTGAGCGATGAGCAGCTCGAGCTGGTCACGAAGAACCGTGACCGGATCAAGAAGGTGAACGAGCTGATGCAGCCGCTCGAGGAGGTCCGGCAGATCGGGTCCGACTCGGCGGAACGGATCGCCGCGATCGCGCATCTGATGTCGAAGAAGGAGCCGCCGGCGCAGGTCGAGTACCGGTCGGCGGGCGAGTACGCGATCGAGATGTGGAAGGCCGGCCTCGGCGACGAGGACGCCAAGGAACGGATGCGCCGGTGGGGCGTCGAGCACATGCGGGCCGCCGCGCACGAGACGACCGCGCAGATCAGCGGTCTGCTGCCGGCCCCGATCGTCGGGCCGGTCGTGAACTACATCGACGCCGCCCGGCCGCTCGTGAACGCATTGGGGCCGAGGCAGCTGCCCGGCACCGGCTTCTCCAGGCCGAAAGTGACCCAGCACACCGCCGTCGGTGTCCAGTCCGCGGAGAAAGCGGAGCTGACGTCGCAGTACATGACAATCCAGAAGCTGACGGTCACCCCGCAAACCATCGGCGGATATGTGAACGTTTCCCGTCAGGCCGCAGACTGGTCGCAGCCTTCGATCATGCAGATCGTGATCGAGGATCTGGCGGCGCAGTACGCGATCCAGACCGAAGGGACAGCGGTGCAGATGTTCTACGGCACCGCGACCGCCGGCGGCACGATCGACTCGACACCGACCGGCGACGAGGTTGCCGGGCAGTTCTGGGCCGCCGCCGCATCCGTGTACACCGCGACGAAAGGGCAGGGCCGGGTGATCGCAGTCGCGTCACCGGACGTGCTCGGCAGCCTGGGGCCGCTGTTCCAGCCCGTCAACCCCACCAACGCCCAGGGTGAAGGGTTCATGGCGTCCACGTTCGGGCAGGGCGTCGCCGGGTCGATCAGCGGGATTCCGGTGATCGTCACATCCGGGTTCGGCACAACGAAACGGCTGATGCTGATGTCGACCGCCGCCGGCGAGGTGTACGAAGACCGGATCGGCTCATTGAGCGTCGTGGAGCCATCGGTGCTGGGTGTCCAGGTCGCGTACGCCGGCTACTTCGCCGCGTTGACGATCGAGCCGACCGCGATCGTGAAGGTGACGGTGACCTGATGGCCGGCGAGGTCTGGGACGCCCCGAACCAGCAGGTCGTCCGTGCCGATCAGTCCGGCCCCGGCGACGAAGGCAACGGCGGCGGGAACGGCGGCGCCGAAGAGGTGGAACCGTTGACGCTGGACGAGATGACCAAAGCGCAGCTGCTCGCCTATGCCCAGGAACGCGGGATCAGCCCGGCGAACCAGGCGATGAGCAAGGAGGACATCCGGGCGTCGATCGACCAGGCGGAAGCCGAAGGCTAGAGATGGCGTACATCGACGTCGCCGAGCTGCAACGCGTCCTGCAGAAGCCCGCGCCGACAGCCGCGGAGCAGCAGGCGATGCAACGGGTGCTCGACGAGGCGGCGCTGAAAATCGACCTGTACCTCGGGTACACCGTCGACAACCCGGCGCCCCTCGTCGACACCCCGCAGTACCAAACCCTGGCCGAGGTCAACCTCGGGATGGGGCAGGAGCTCTGGTCGCTGGAGGGCCGGGTCGCCGGGATCATCCCGGTCGGCCCCGACTCCGTCCCGGTGATCGCCGCCCACAACATCTGGAACCGGTGGCGGCTCCGGCTCGTCCCTCTGAAGATGAACGGGTGGGGGCTCGCTTGACGTGCATGACGTCGTCGAGGCCATCGCCGACGCACTGGAGCCGCTCACCCTGGAAATCGCCGGGTTGCAGATCGACCCGTACATCAACGGGATCCCGACACCGCCCACGATCGACATCTACCCGGCCCCGGACGTGTTCCTCGAACGGACAGCGATGGGCGCAGCCTCCTGGGAGGCCGTGTTCGTTGTCCGCGCCCGCGTGTCCACCGTCGACTGGCAGGCAGGCCAGCAGCTGCTTCTGCGGCTGATGGACCCCCGGAACACCGACACCTCCGTGGTCGGGCTGCTGCTCGCCGACGGCACGTTGGGCGGCACCGTCCAAGCGTCGACGGTCGAGCTGCCGACCGGGTACGGCGAATACGCCGACCCCGCCTCCGACGGGCGGCTGCTCGGATGCGTCTGGCGTGACCGGGTGATCCTCTGATGCGGATCCTGTGGTTCGGAAACCCGCCGTGGGCGCCGTCCGGGTACGGCCAGCAGGCCGCCCTGTTCATCCCGAGGCTCGCCGCCGCCGGCCACGAGCTCGCCGTCCTGTGCAACTGGGGCCTGCACGGGCAGATGACAACCTGGAACGACATCCCCTGCTACCCCTCCGATGGGATGTGGGGAAACAGGAGCCTGCCCGTGTACGCGGACGCGCTCCGGGCCGACCTGATCGTCGGACTGTGCGACGCGTGGGTGCTGAAACCGGACAAATGGCCTGAAGGGCTCAGGCTCGCGTTGTGGGTGCCGATCGACCACCACCCCGCCCCGCCCGCGGTCGTGAAAGTGCTCGCCGACCCGCGGATCACCCCGGTCGCGATGAGCCGGTTCGGGGAGGTGCAGATGAAAGCGGCCAGCCTCACCCCGGTGTACGTCCCCCACGCGGTCGACACCGCTGTGTTCCGGCCCCGCCCCGATGTCCGCGGCGAGGTCCGGGACGGGCTCGGACTGCCCCGGGACGCGTTCGTTGTCGGGATGGTCGCCGCGAACACGTCCAATCCGATGGTGCCCCGGAAAGCGTTCCCGCAAGCTTTACTCGCGTTCACCCGGTTCGCCCGCGCACACCCGGACGCGTGGCTGTACCTGCACACCGACTTCAACCCGGAAGGCGCCGGGATGGACCTCAACGTCGTCGCCGATTTGTGCGACTGCCCCGCCGGCCGGATCCGGTACCCCGACCCGGCCGGCCTCCAACTCGGGTTCCCCGCCGAGGTCGTCGCGCTCACCTACCAGGCGTTCGATGTCTGCCTTCAGCCCAGCATGGGGGAAGGGTTCGGGCTCAGCGCGCTCGAGGCGCAGGCGTCCGGGGTGCCGGTGATCTCGTCCGACCATTCCGCGATGACGGAGCTGTGCCAGGCCGGCTGGCTCGTCGACGGCGACCCGTGGCTCGACTACACCCAGCAATCCTGGTTCCTCAACCCCCGTGTGGACGGCATCGTGGCGGCGCTGGAAGCCGCGTACGCCGCTCGCGGCGACCAACCCTTACGGGACGCTGCCGTCGAGTTCGCGAAGGCGTACGACGCCGACACGGTCACCGACAGGTACTGGAAGTCGGCGCTCGAACGGCTCGCCGAGCCGGAGGCTTTGGCCGCGTGAGCAAGTTCCTTGTCTCCGATGCAGTCCTCCAGGCGTTCTATGACGCCGGGCTACTCGAAGACCCAAGCTCCACACGCCGGGTGATCATCGATCTTGAGGTCGGAAAGCCCGCCAAGATCTATTTCGAAAAGTTCGCCGACGATGTTCTCCTCGACCTGATCAGGGACGGGCATCTCCGCTTCGTCGACAACGAGGATCTCGCCGGAACAATCGGACCTCTTAAACTTCGCCCGGAGGACTCGGCGTGAGACGGGCGCTGGCGACGTTCGCCGTCGCGACCCACCAGCCGCTTCTCGAGCACGCGCTGCCGGCGATGGAACGGTACGCCGACTGGCACGGCTACGACCTCCTCACCAGCCCGCCCCGGATGCTGCTCCGGCCGCCGTCATGGCACAAAATCACCGCTGTCCTCGCCGCATTGGACACCCACGACGAGGTGCTGTGGGTCGACGCGGACGTGCTGATCCTCGACGACACCGTCGACGTGGCGGACGAGCTCGACGAGCGGGCCTGGCACGCGATCACCCGCCACCACACCCGCGAAGGCGAAATCCCGTCCGTCGGCGTCTGGTACGTCCGGCAACCGATGCGGCCATGGCTCGAACGGGCCTGGACACTCACGAAATACCTGCATCACCGGTGGTGGGAACAGGCCGCGATGCTGCAGCTGCTCGGGTACCGGGCCGACCCGCCGCCGTGCCGGCTCGTCGCACCGACCGAACTGTATCTACACACCCACTGGCTGGGCGAGGAATGGAACCAGCTGCTGTTGCAGTACCCGGAAGGCGACGAGCCGATGTCGCCTGCCAGGTTCGTCCATGTCGGCCCCGGCAGCCCCGTCGACTGGCGCCTCCAGACGATGCGGGAACTCGCCGGCCTCGCGTTAACGAAAGGAGCATGAGATGCCCAAGTTCCTGCTCGACCGAGCAAAAGTGATGGTCAACGGCGTCGACCTGTCCGACTACGCGTTCAGCCTGGACACCCCCGAAACCAGAGAACAGGTCGACGTGACCGGGTTCAACCCGACCGGCAGCCGGGAGTTCCTGCCAGGTCAGAAGGACCAGACGATCACCGTCGGGTTCCTGCAAGGGTTCGGCAGCGGCGAGCCGCACCGGGTCCTCGAGCCGCTGTTCACGTCCGGAACGACGTTCGCGGTGTCGGTGATGCCGGACATGACCTCGGCGGCGTCCGCGTCCAACCCGACGTTCTCGGGGACCGCGTCGCTGTTCGACTACAACGGCCTGGCCGGGCAGCTGCCCGCCCGGGCGGAGATCACCGCCACGTTCAAGCCCGCGTCCGGGAACGCGTTCACCTGGGGCACAGCCTGATCCGATGCCTGTCTATGTCCGCGGGTTCCATGAGCTGCAGACCGCGTTCGCTCACGCCGACCGTGAAGTGCGTCTCGGGTCACGGAAAGTGCTCCGCGACGTCGCCGAGCCGGTGCGCCGCGACGCCGAAGGGCTCGCCCTCCAAACCATCCCCCGGATCGGGCTTCGGTGGTCGAAGATGCGGATCGGGATCACCCGCAACCTCGTCTACGTCGCGCCCAGACAGCGGGGCGTGAAAACCCGCGGCTACAACGCCCGCCGCCGTCCCAACCTCGCCGGCCTGCTGATGGACCGGGCGATGGAACCCGCGCTCGAGCAGAACGAGCCGCAGATCGCGGCCGCGTTCGAACGTGGACTCGACCGGATCTGCGACGAGTTCAACACCGGAGGACCCCTATGACCGACACAGACCAGGAAGCCCGGAAAGAGGACGGGTTCGAGCTCGACGGCCGGTTCTACCGGTGGCGGGTCACCGACATGGGCAAAGACCTGATGCTGATCGACCGGTTCGCCGCCATGCCGATCACCGACTTCTTCACCCAGGTCGAAGACTCGTTCGACCGGGGCCGCGCCCCGATCCTGCTCACCCTGATCGCGACGTCGCTCCGGGCCGGGAACCCGGACTGGTCGGTGGAGCGGGTCACCCGCACCGTCATGAACCTGAACCTGTCCGACGTCGTGTTCGTCGACGCGGACGCGGAGGACGAACCGCAGCTCCCCCCGCCGCCCGCCGGCGAGGAACCGACAGCCGAGCCCTCGAGATCACCGTCCGACGGTTCCTCGTCCTCGTCGACCCCGGAGGAACCCTCCAGCTCGGAGACGTTGTACGCGATCCCGGCGTGATGTGGCAGCCGTGGGTCGCGCACTACTTCCCCGCCGTCACCCTTCAACAGCTCCTGCAGGGCTGGTGGACGCTGTCCGGGTACGTCGCGATGGCTGACTTCGCGAAGGCGCAGTAGATGGCGAGGAAGCTGGTCGTCGAGGTCGTCGCCGACCCGCGGAACTTCACCAAAGGGCTCGTGTCCGCGGACCGGTCGGCGAAGGCGTTCACGAAAGACATGGAACAGATGGGCCGCGGCGTGCTGTCCGGCACCGTCGCGTTCAAAGGGTTCGCCCGGTCGCTCGCGTTCGCGTCCGGCGGCTTCCTTGCGTTCGCCGGCGGCACCCGGTTCCTGGAGGAGTCGGTGAAGGTCGCCCGGGACGCGGCGGTATCGCAGCGTCAGCTGGCGGCGCAGATGAAAGCGTCCGGCGAGTCGTTCCAGGGCAGCAAGCAGGCGATCGACCAGGCCGAGCTCAGCTTGGAGAAGTACGGGTTCACGTCGGAGGACTCTGCGAAGGCGTTGACGGTGCTGGAGCGGGGCACCGGCAACATCGCCAAGGCGATCGAGCTGCAGGGCACCGCGGCCGACCTCGCCCGCGCCAAAAACCTCGACCTCGCATCGGCCGCGAACATTCTGGCGAAGGTGTTCGGCGGCCAGGAGACCGCGCTCCGCCGTGCCGTCCCCGGCCTCGACAAAGAAGCGCACGGGCTCGACCTGATCCGCGAGGCGCAGCAGAGACTCGCCGGGCAAGCTGCTGCCGCCACGACACCGCAGGAACGGTTCGCTGCCACCCTCCACGACACCCAGCGGATCATCGGCACCGCCCTCCTCCCGGTCCTGAACCGATACCTCACCAACCTGTCGAAATGGCTCGGGGAGATGAACCGGTCCGGGAAGCTGCAACGGGACATCAACCAGACCGTGAAAGCGGCGACACCTCTGTTCGAGGCGCTCGGGAAAGCGGCCGGGCTCGCCGCTCAGGGTCTCGGCAAGTACGAGGACGCCCTCGTCGGGTTGCAGCAGGCAAGCAAAGGCGGCGGGATCAAGGGTGGCCTAGCCGATGTCGCCCGGTTCTTCATCGACCCGGGGTTCGCGCTCGGGAACGTCGTCGACCAGGCGAAGAAACTGTTCGGCGGAGCGGGCGACAAAGCCGGCGGGGAAGCCGGGAACGCGTTCAGGACCGGGTTCCTGAACAGCTTCAGCCAGGGGTTGCGCGGCGACCTCGGCCCGGTCGAGGAGGCGTTCTCCGGGTTCGTCGACAACTTCCGCAAAGCGGCGGAGGACGCGCAGAAGAAGATCGCCGCGGCGCATCCGGGTATCAGCGCCGAGCAGCGGAACTCGATCTTCGACGCGATGATCGGCCGGCTCGACCTCCGCGCCGGCCTGCAACCCTTACAAGCCCAGATCCCCGCCCTGCAGCAGATCGTCGCGCTGATCCAGAAACAGATCGCCGGCGTCAAGGACATCACCCGGCAAGCGAACCTCAGGGATCAGCTGCTGCAGTACCTCGCCCGGATCAAGCAGGCCCGGCAGCAGATCGCCCAGGACGCCATCGACGCGCTGTCCCTGAACATCGACCGGGCCGGGCTGACCAAGACCGTCACCGACGATATCGCCGCCTGGAGAAGCGTGATCGCGCTGCTCGAGCAGCAGCAGAAAACACTCGGGTTCACAGCCGACCGGGAAAAACAGATCATCGCGGCGCAGGCGCAGGTGCAGTCATTGCAGGCACAGGCCGCCGACCAGCGGAAACAGGCCGCGGACGCGTTGAAGCAGAAACAGCAGGCCGCCGAGCAGGCCGTGCTTGACACATTGCAGTTCGGGATCGAACGGGCCGGCGCGACCGCGACCCTCAAAGACGACATTGCCGCCGAACGGGCCTACCAGGCGCAGGTCAGAGAGTACATCCGTATCCACGGGGCGACGCTCGACCGGGAACGAGAACTGTTTGAGTCACGGCAGCGGGAACGAGACCTGATCAAGCAAGCCCGACAGAAACAGGAGCAGGGAGTGCTCGACCGGCTCCAGTTCGGGATCGAACGCGCCTCCGCGACGGCCACCCTCACCGACGACATCGCCGCCGAGAACCGCTACCAGACACAATTGCAGAAACTGATCCGGCTGCACGGCCCCACCCTTGATCGGATCCGGGAACTGTTCGAATCCAGGCAGCGCGAACGGGACCTGATCAAGCAGCAGCAGCAAAACCAGCAGCAAGGCGTGTTCGACACGTTGTCGCTTCGCCTCGACAAGGCGCAGCTGACGAAAACGCTGAACGACGACATCGCCGTGTACGTCGCCTGGAACGCCGCCATCGCGAAGATCGAACGGACCCAAGGGAAGACGATCGAGCTCGAGCGGCAGCGGATCCAGAACCAGGCCACGTTGAAAGGGCTTCGGCAGCAGCAGATCCAGAACGAGAAGGACGCAGCCAAACAGGCGAAGGAGCAGGCGGCGGCGGCCCGGCAGGCACGGCAGTTCTCGCTGATCGGGTTCGGCCCCGGTGGCGAAGACATCATCCCGTCCGCGAAAGCCCTCCAGAAACGGCTGGGCCGGCTCGAGGACGCCGTCCAAGGCACGATCCTAGACACCCCCAGGATGCAAGCCAGGCTGAACCATCTCCGGCAGATCCTGTCCGGCAGCCTCGGAAAGGTCGGCAGCGACGTCCGGTCGAAGATCAAAGAGATCATGGACGGCATCACCCAGCAGCTGCAAAACAAGAAGCCGAAGGCCCGCGATATGCCGTGGTGGGAGGTAGACACCGACTTCGACAAGTTCATGCGGCAATTCGAGGCCGGCCCAGCCGACTGGCAACGCAAGATCGACGAGGCTACCCGTAGGAAACAGCCGCGGCCGGTGGGCGGCGCTGCGGGCGCAATGGCCGGCCGAGGCATAGTTCGCGGGTTGCCGCCCGGGACCGTGGGCGGCGCTGCAGGTGCAGCGGCCGGCCGAGGCATTGCTCCCGGGTTCATGCCGCAGCTGCCCCGCGACGTCACCGGCGCCGTGAAGGTGAAGCCGACGGTGGTCGTCAACCAGTACTTCCAGGCGCCGACCAAGGACAAGCATCGGGAGGCCCGGTACGCCCGGATGGCGTTCGGGTCCGCGTTCGACCAGTGAGCTACGCGACCCTCACCCCGGTCACCACCTTCGCGATCGACTTCCAGGACCACGGCGCCTCCGCCGGCGCGGACGGGTTCTACCTCACCAACGTGGAGGGGATCTGGATGGCCCCGATCCGCGCGCCGGTCGACGACCGGTCGCTTGCGGACGGCGGCGTCGTCCACACCTTCTACTACGGCGCCCGCCACCTCACCCTGGAGGGGTTCATCCTTCCCCAGGCCCTGTCCGACGGCGACTGGAACACGATCAGCGGCCTCCGGGACACCC